CAACACTCTGCCGCGCAATTGGTCGCTTACGTTCACCCGCCCGGTCGCGATCATTGACGGCATCGATGGCTTTCTTGCCGCGCGCGCCGGGATCGAGTCGTTCGACTGGACGCCGCCGACAGGCAGCGCCGGGAAATGGATCTGCAAAAGCTGGACGCGCAGCGTGCCGCACCGCGACGTCGGCACGCTTTCTGCCACCTTCGAGGAAGTGTTCGGCGAGTAAGGCGCACCGCCCCGGCAACAACGCACAAGCACCGACCACACAAAGGCACATCACAAAGGCACATCATGGCGAAATTCGCGAATGCATCCGTACTCGAAAACGGACCCAACCACATCAAAGCCAACTGCAACAAGATGGCGCTGATTAGCGCCTACACCTTCGGCGACAGCTATGCCACCGTCACCGCTGCCATTCTCGCCGAGACGGCGATGAGTTCTTCGGATTTCACCTTAAGCGCCAGCGGCAATGACCGCGCGCTCGTCACCGCCGCCGGCAAGCAAGATGCCTCTGCCAACGCCACCGGCGCGGCCTCTCACATCGCGTTTCTCGATACGACCAATTCCGCAGTGCTGTGGGTAACGGAAGAAACCACTGGCCAGACCATTGTTTCCGGCAACGCCGTCGTCTTCCCCTCCCTATCCTACGTGGCCAAGCAGCCCGTCGCAATTTGATATCTAGGAGCCTGACATGCCAGTCAACTATTCAACCACCGTAAAGAACACCCGGATGACCGCTGTGCGCGACGCGATTGACGCCGGCTCGTCAGCAGGAGTCCTAGAGATCGGAACGACGAGCATGGCCAGCGTACTGGCCAGCATTACCCTAGCTGACCCTTGCGGCTCGGTTAGCAGCGGCGTGCTGACCTTCACGATGCCGCAGTCTGACACCAGCGCTGACGCCACCGGCACCGCCGCCGAAGCCCGCATCAAGGACAGCAGCGGCACAGTCATCATTTCCGGCCTGACGGTTGGCACCAGCGGCTCGAACATCAACCTCTCAAGCCTCGCCGTCACCGCCGGCGACACGGTCACTCTAAGCAGTGCCACCATCACCCACGGTTAAGAGCAGTCATGATCAAGATCGATTTCTCCTTTGAGACGCCCTACGGCGTGTTTCGCGACGCGATCTGGCTGCCGGCTAATCACGGCTTGAGCGCCGAGGAGATCGCAGCGCTGCAGCAGGAGCGTCTGGCAAGCTGGATAAACGCGATCAAAAACCCGCCCGCGCCCGCACCGGACCTTATCGAGATTGACGGCGTGCAGTATGAAAAAATCGCCTTTGACGGGCAGATCCTTCTCAAGCCGGTCGAGGTATAAATGGCAAATCGCTACTGGGTCGGCGGCACGGCGTCGTGGGATGGTACGGCAGGGACCAAATGGGCCGCTACGTCTAACGGTCCCGGAGGTGAGACCGTCCCGACAACTGCGGATGATGTATTTTTCGACGCCAGCTCTACCGGCACGGTCACCATCGCTTCAGGCAATACGGGCGCAAAATCGATCAACTGCACGGGGTTTACCGGCACGATCACCGGTACGGCGGGCATCACTGTAGCGGGAAGCATCACGCTCGTCGCAGGTCAAACTTACACCCACACTGGCACGGTCACAATCACGGGGACCGGCACACTGACGACAGCAGGAAAATCGTTTAGCGCCCTCACGGTGAACGGTTCCGGCATCACACTGACACTCGGAGACGCGCTCAACATCGGCACGCAAACGCTGACGGTCACACAGGGCACGTTAGCCACCGCTAATTACAACGTCACCGCCGGCGCTCTGTCGTCTAGCAATTCCAATACCCGAACCATCACCCTTGGTTCAAGCACGGTCACGCTGTCGAATTTCTCTGCTGTAGATTTTTCAACAGCAACAAACTTGGCGTTTAACGCCAATACTTCAACAATAACCTGCACCACGTATAACCTGACATTTAACGGTGGTGGGCAGACATTTTATAACGTCACGATTGGCAACACGCTCAACAACACGCACCTGATTCACGGTGCAAACACGTTCAACAATCTGACGTTTGTTGACAGAGCGAACAACGGCACAAACAGAGTTGCCTTTTCGGCCAACCAGACAATCAACGGGACGCTGACTGTCAATGGAACTCAGACGCTTGTGTATCGAAGGTTTTGGCTGCGATCAAACGTACCGGGAACGCAGCGCACAATTAGTGCAGCAGCGATCAACATCTTCGGAACAGACTTCCGAGATATAAATGCTGCCGGGGCGGCAACGTGGAGCGACAGCACTCGTACCAAATATTGGGGGGATACCGGCAATAACTCAGGCATAACGTTCGCTACCGGTCGCAACGCCTACTGGAATCTAGCAGGCACTCAAAACTGGACGGCGAACGGGTGGGCACTGACCAACAACGGGACGCCAGCAGCCGAGAACTACCCGCTTGTACAGGACACTGCAACATTCACCGAAGCCGGTGCAGCAGGGACTGTTGCCCTTGATACGCAGGGCTTGATGATCGGTCACATGACGATGGCTGACGGCGTGTCGAACCGTTCTACGGCGATGACGCTTAGTTTCGGGTCTGTTGACCAAGACAACTTCTTCGGGAACATCACCCTGTTCAGCAACCTGACTGTGTCTGGTGGTGGAGCCAGGGCAATCAGGATGTCCGGGTATAACGTCACTCAGGACATTACCTCATCCGGCAAGACCCTTCCGGTAAACCTCAGTACGCAGGACGGATACGGTAACACAGTTCGTCTACAGGATGCCCTGTTGATCTCATCCGCAAGAACACTGTCGCTCAATACGCAGTCTTCTTTTAACGCAAACAATTTCAACGTCACCGCTGGATTGTTCGCGGTGAACAACTCTGCGACGTTTGGGTTCTCATACGGCACCACGGTAAAGACGCTAACGATGGGTTCCGGTACGTGGACGATCTCCGGAACTGGCTCAGTCTGGTCGATGACGGTCAACCCGGACACGTTCAACAAAGATACCGCAAACATCGTTCTTTCCGACACCTCGACAACCGCGAGGACGTTCTCAGGAGGCGGCCTGTCGTACAACAAGCTGACCATCGGCGGAACCACCGGAACCTCGACGCTGACAATCAGCGGCACCAACACCTTCAGCGAGCTTGCTTCGACCAAGACGGTAGCGCACACGATCTCCTTCGGCGGCAACCAGACTATCGCCACATGGAATGTCAATGGCACCTCCGGCAACGTAGTCACGGTCAACAGCAGCGCGGCCGGCACCCGCCGCACGGTCACGCTGACCAACGCTACCAGCGGCATCGACTACTTGTCTATCAAGGACATCGGTATTACCGACGCCAACCGCTTCTACGTCGGCGCGAACTCGACGGACGGCGGTAACAACCTGAATGTGGTGTTTTCCGCAGCGCCGATCACCGGCACTCTGGCTGCCACCGACGCACAGGACGCCTCGTCCATCAGCGGCGATGTCGCGCCGGGATTCATCACGATTACCGGTACGCTTTCGGCAACCGACAACCAGGACACCTACGCAGTCAGCGGTGCCATTGCCCACGTCGGCGCGCTGGATGCAGCCGACGCGCCAGACGAGATCAATGTCAGCGGTGCGATTGACCATGCCGGCACCCTGGGAGCAAACGAAGACCAAGACGCCGCCGCCTTCAACGGCACGGTGACGCGCGTGTTCACCCTCGCGGGCGAATCCGCACAGACGGCCTCGGCCTGCGCCGTCGGCGCGGTAGCGCAGATTCATCTGCTTTCTGGTAGCGGCGCTCAGGAAGCGAACGCCGCCAGCGCCGGCGCGACCAGCCAACTGCAGGCGATCATAGGCGCGGGCGCGGCCACCGCTGCGCAATCCTCGGCGGGAGCGATCAGCCAGACGCAGCGGGCAGCCGGCGCAAGTGTGCAGTCGCGTCCGGCCAGCGCGGCCGGGGCGGTGATTCAGGCACAAATGCTGGCCGGGCAAAGCTGCTCTGGAATCAACGTCGTCGCCCGGTTGATCGGCAAGATTTGCGATCCGCTGGCGCATTTGTCGGCAGACGAATTGAACGCCGACATCGACATGTCTAACTACGGTGTAGCGCTCGTGGCAGACGAGTTTGCACTCGCTCTAGGCTGCTGAAAGTCTGAACGACAAAGGAACCCAATGAACGCGCAATTCTACAAAGGCCGCGACAACAGCGTGACGCTCACGCTGACGAATAACGGCGTACCCGTCGCGCCGGCCAGCATCACCAAACTCGAATTCAAATTCGATGGCGGGGCCATTGATTCCGTCGCCGATCCGGCGGTGTTTGCCTTCGGGCCTACCAGCATCCGCCTGAATTTTGGCGACAGCGATTTGCCGGAAGGCACTTATCAAATGATGATGATCGTCTACTCGGCCGACTACCCCGACGGCGTAGTTTGGGCCGAGCAGCTGTGGTTTCTGATCAAGCACGGTTAGGCCATTCTTGAGCACGGTGCCCCATGATTGAATCTGACATCCAGCAGCTCGCTCCCGGCGCGCTGGTCGACCTATTCGAGCTTGATGCGTCTGCAATAGGCGGAGACGTCATCCGCTGGCATGCTGGTGTTAACGGTCTTGGCAACGATGTTGTCTGGCAGGGGAATGCTTACGCTCGCTTTCCCGTGGAGGCTTCGGGTTTTGCGAAGTCTGGCCAAGGACAGGTGCCACGGCCAAAGATCAAGGTAGCGAACGTCACCGGCTTGGTCGGCGCATTGGCGCGGGATCTCAACGATCTTGTGGGCAGCAAGATTACGCGCCGCCGGACCTTCGTTCGGTACTTGGACGCGGTGAACTTCCCCGGCGGTGTCAATCCCTCTGCCGATACCAACTGCGGCTTCCCGGAAGAGGTTTGGTTCGTTGACCGGAAAGTCTCGGAGAACGGCGTATTCGTCGAGTTCGAGCTGACTGCGGCTTTCGACGTGGTGGGAGTGATGCTACCTCGTCGACAGTGCATCCAGAACGTGTGCACGTGGCGCTATCGCTCCGCTGAGTGCGGGTATGCCGGCGGTCCAGTAGCTGACATCACTGACACTCCCACGAGCGATGCAGCGCAAGACCAGTGCGGCAAGCGTCTTGCCTCGTGCAAGTTGCGGTTCGGCACCTATGCCGAGATCCCGTTCGGCGGTTTCCCTGGCACGGGATTGATTCGATGACACTGCCTGACACCGTACTCGCTGACATTCGCGCCCACGCCGAGCGCGAGTATCCCCGCGAGTCTTGCGGCGTGGTCATCGTAGCGCGCGGACGTCGACGGTACGTACCATGCCGGAACATCGCTGATCGCAACGAGCACTTCGTCATGCACTCAGAGGATTACGCAGCAGCAGAGGACATAGGCGCGGTCGTTCTCGTGGTCCATTCTCACCCGAACCTTCCGGCCGTTCCCTCTGAGGCAGATCGGGTTGGCTGCGAGCGATCAGGTATTCCGTGGCTAATACTGAGTTGGCCGACTGGTTCCATGCATGAATTTGCGCCGACCGGGTACAAAGCCCCGTTGATCGGCCGGCAGTTTCATCATGGGGTGCTGGATTGTTACTCGCTTATCGAGGACTACTACGCGCAGGAGCTGGGCATCGTGTTGCCCGAGTTCGAGCGCGCAGACGAATGGTGGCTCAAGGGTGAAAACCTTTACCTTCAGGGGTTCGGCGCGGCCGGGTTCGTGCGCGTCGAGGAACCGAGGCAGCACGACGTGTTGCTTATGCAGGTTGCCTCACCTGTCCCGAATCACGGCGCGATCTTCTTGGGTGACGGCTGCATCCTGCATCACCAGATGAACCGACTCTCCAGCCGCGACGTGTACGGCGGCTGGTACCGTAAATGCACCACGCACATTCTCAGACACCGGAGCCGAATGTAATGCAAACCGTGCTTCTCTATGGATTCCTCGGCAAGCAGTTTGGTCGAGTGCACCGCTACGACGTCAAGAGCCCAGCAGAGGCCGTGCGCGCGCTGTGCGTGACGCTCAAGGGCTTCCGTCAGGCGCTAGCCGATGGCGGGGCGTATCGCGTGCTGGTGGGTGGCAGAAACGCGCTTTCAGAGGAAAGTCTCGCCGATCCTGTATCTCATCGTGAAACCCTGCGCATCGTCCCCGTAGTAACCGGGGCGGGACGTGGCCTCGGCCAAGTGTTAGTGGGAGCGGCGTTGATCTACTTCTCTGGCGGGCTGGCTGGAGCCTTTGGGGCAACCTCCGCTACTGCAACGACTGCGGCTACGGCTGGCGCTTTCGGTATCACGGCAGGCACGTTCTCGGCGCTGGGAGCGTCGCTGATCCTCGGCGGGGTCTCGCAAATGCTGATCAAGCCGCCGTCATCCCAGTCGCAAGAGGCCGTCGAAAATCGACCTTCATTCGCCTTTAACGGCGCGGTCAACACCGTAGCCCAAGGCAATCCCGTCCCGGTCCTGTACGGCGGGCCGCTTTTGATTGGCTCGCAGGTTGTCTCGGCGGGCCTGTCTACAAACGCTGAAATCGTTGTCTCGGCCTAATTTGGAATTGCACATGAAAATCCTACGTGGCGCGGGTGGCGGCAAGGGCGGCGGCGGCGGTCGTGCGCCGGTCGAAACCCCCGACAACCTGCAATCCCGGCAACTTGCGCGCGTGATAGACGTGGTGTCAGAAGGCGAGATCGAGGGCTTGATCGACGGCCTAAAATCCGTCTATCTGGACGACACCCCACTGCAGAACGCCGACGGTTCGCTCAACTTTGCTGGCGTCACGCTCCAAACCCGCACCGGTACGCAATCGCAGACGCATGTGCCGGGATTCTCGGCGGTCGAGGCAGAGAATGCAGTCGGTGCTGAGGTGAAGTTCGCCTCGCCAGTGACGCGCTCGATCAGCAACACCAATGCCACGGCAGTGCGCGTCACGGTCTCCGTTCCGCAGTTGACCCAGCAAAACACCAGCAATGGCGACCTGACAGGTACCTCCGTCGAGCTTGCCATTGACGTTCAGCAGGGAGGGGCGGGCTTTGTCGCGCTGCCGCTACGTAGCGAATACAGCAGCGCCAATATGGCAATTTCCTCCGCCGGGGCGGTCTCCAGTGTTGCCAGCACGGCCTACCAAATCACAATCACGTGGTCACCGGCTGAGGAGCTGGATCAGAGCTGCACCTGCCAATTGCAATATCGCGTGGTCGGTTCCCCAGCATGGTCGGTGTGGGCCACGCACACATTCTCTGGCGGGATCAGTGCGAGCAAAACGTTTGATGTCTCGCTCGCGAGTGCTGTTCATGAATTCCGGGTGGTAAAAACCGCAGGAACGCGCACAATCGAGCAGTACAGCGAATCCAGCGGTACAACGTACATCACGCAAACGGGCATCTCTTACGGCGGCACCGTCGCCATTACCGGCGCAACCGCCTACCAGCCGCTTTACACCGACGTCATTTCTGGAAAAACCACGAGCCGCTACCAGCGCGCATACCGTATTCAATTACCCGGTAACGGGCCGTGGGATATCCGGGTACGACGCATCACCGCAGATTCGACCTCAGTCGCGCTGCAAAACAAAACCTTATGGGACAGCTACACCGAGATCATCGACGCCAAGCTTTCCTATCCGAACACCGCTCTCGTCGCGCTGTCGGTCAATGCCGAACAGTTCCGCGCGATCCCGCGACGCGCCTACGAAATGAAGGGATTACGGGTTCGTGTGCCAAGCAACTACAACCCCGTCACGCGCGCGTACACCGGCGTGTGGGACGGCACCTTCTCGATTGCCTGGACGAACAACCCGGCGTGGTGCTTCTACGACCTGCTAACGTCCGAACGCTACGGTCTGGGTGAGTTCATCGATGCGGCACAGGTCGACAAATGGTCCCTCTACCAGATCGGCCAATACTGCGACGAGTTCGTCGACAACGGCTACGGCGGGATCGAACCGCGCTTTACCTGCAATCTGTACCTGCAAAGCCGGGAAGAGGCGTACAAGGTCATCAACGCGTTCGCCTCGATTTTTCGGGGCATGGTCTATTGGGCAGGCGGCGCGATTGCCGCAGTGCAGGACGCGCCACGCGATCCGGTGGCACTGTTTATGCCTGCCAACACCATAGGTGACGATAACGGGCTGCACTTCAACTATGCCGGGTCAAGCGCCAAGCAACGGCACACCGTCGCCCTCGTCTCGTGGAACGACCCGCAAGATCGGTACCGCCAGAAAATCGAATATGTCGAGGATACCGACGGCATAGCTCGCTACGGCGTGGTGCCATCCGAGATGGTGGCGCTGGGCTGCACATCCCGTGGCCAAGCCCACCGCTTGGGCCGCTGGCTGCTCTACACCGAGCGCATGGAGACGGAGACCATCACCTTTCGCACCGGCCTGGAGGGTCTGCCAATCGCGCCGGGCGACGTGTTCAAAGTCTCGGACCCGGTGCGGGCTGGCGTGCGCATGGGTGGCCGCCTGTTGACTGCCACGGCATCCACGGTCACGCTCGATGCGCAGGTAGAGATTGCCGCCGGCAAGACCTATACCCTATGGGTGGTACTACCAGACGGCACCGTCGAAAGCCGCAGCGTCACCAATGCCCCGGCCACCACGGCCGAGCTAACGCTCGCCACGGCCCTCTCGGCCGTCCCGCAGGAGATGGCGGTCTGGGTGCTGGCTGCCTCTGACCTCGTGCCTGAGACATGGCGCGCGGTATCGATCAGTGAGGTGGACGGCATCTACGCCGAAATCACCGCGCTGGCTTATCGTGCGGACAAATACGCAGCGGTCGAGCAGGGCGTGGTGTTGGAGCCACTGCAAACCAGTTCACTAAGCACCACCCAAGCCGCGCCAACCGATCTCAACATCACCGAGGCGCTCTATCTCGTCACGCCCGCAGTGGTAGGGGCGCGGATCACGGTAAGCTGGGCGGGCTCTGCGAGTTACTACGAGCTACGATACCGGCGAGATTCTGAAAACTGGATCACCATCACGACCGAGGCCAGCTCTGTCGATATCGCGCCAGTCGATGCGGGGCAGTACGAATTCTCCCTTGTCGCCATTAATGCCATCGGCAGCCGCTCCCAAGCATTGACGGGCACCAAAGAGGTGCTTGGCAAAGTTGCGCCGCCGGTCAATGTGACAGGTTTTACGATCATCAAATCTTCGGGCGTAGCGCTGGCAAGTTGGTCCCGGCATCCCGATCTCGATGTGCAAGTCGGCGGACGCATTGTTATTCGTCACACCCCATCTCTCTCTGGTGTCGGCTGGAATGACGGTTACGTCGTGGAGGAATTTACCGGCAGCGCGATCAATGGCCTATTGCCCTTGATGACCGGAACCTACTTCGCTAAAGCCGTGGATTCCTCGGGCAACTGGTCTCAAAACGCCGTTGCCTTCGTGGCGACGGAGGGCATGGTGACTGGGTTCACGACGGTGGCTACAGCGACGCAAGCGCCGACATTCGCTGGCACAAAAACGAGCGTTGCTGTGTCTGACGGCGCGTTGCAGCTAGACGCCGCAACGCCACTTGACGACATCGCCAGCCAAATGGATTCCTGGGGTTACCTTGATTCGCTGGGCGGCATCGCCACCACTGGCAGCTACGCGTTCGATAGCGTGATGGACCTTGGAGCCGTGGCGACCCGTCGCATCGAAGCAGACATTGTCTCCCTAAGCTTTGATACCGGCGACACCATCGATTCCCGTCTTGACGTAATTGATACTTGGGATTCGGTCGACGGCAACGTAATCAATGACTGCGATGTAACGCTCTACGCATCCACCACGAACAATGACCCGGCAGGCTCACCAAGCTGGAGCGAATGGACGCCATTCTTTGTCAGCGATTTCACCTGCCGTGCATTGAAGTTCCGGCTTGATTTTGTCAGAGCGGTATCCACGCACAACATTGCCGTGACACGGCTGACGGTGCGGGCGAAAGTTCCCACGTAACCAGACCAACCCTATGAAGCCCGCCAAGCGCGGGCTTTTTTTATGCCCAAAGGACTCACATGTCACAACATGATTACGACCTCGCCAATCAGGCAGGGGCGGCATTTAGATCGGATCTCAATGCCGCTCTAGCTGCCATCGTCACAAATAACAGTGGCGCGACAGAGCCGACCACGACGTATGCCCACATGTGGTGGTCTGACACCACGGCCGGCATTCTGAAGCGACGCAACGCGGCAAATAGCGCGTGGATCAGCGTCATGCCGCTCACGCTGGCGTTCTCTGCCATCGGCGAGAGCCTTGCGGCTGCAGCGTCAGCCTCGGCAGCGCGCACAGCGATTAGCGCCGCAGCCTCGGGCGCTAACGGCGACATCACCTCGCTTTCTGGCTTAACGACAGCGCTCTCCATAGCACAAGGGGGGACTGGAGCCGCAACAGCATCTGCTGCGCGAACCGCACTTGGTCTGGCAATTGGAACCGATGTTCAGGCGTATGACGCTAATTTGCGTCCAAGAGTTTTAGGAACAGGGGTTAGTAGCACATCTGCAACCGCGCTTGACTTCACGGGTATTCCGAGTTGGGTGAAGCGGGTCACTGTGATGTTTAACGGGGTGGCTACGAGCGGGACAAGCAGAGTGGTCGTGAGGATTGGTGACAGCAGCGGTGTTGCTTCAACCGGTTATTTATCTGGTGTGTCCGGTAACGGTACGGCTGCTAACGAAACAAGTGGCTTTCCTATTTCTTCCGACAAAGCAAGCACCTATGTTTTTTACGGGAGCATCACGCTTCTGAACATTTCAGGGACTACATGGATCGCTTCGGGCGCTATCGGGCGGTCAGACAACACGAACGCTTATGTTTCTGGTGGGGGAAGAACCCTTACTGGAACCCTGGACCGCTTACGTATAACTACCGTCAACGGAACAGACACTTTTACTGCTTACGTCAACATTATTTATGAGTGAACCTATGCGCACAATTATTGAAATCAACATGCAAACTGGCGTTCAGACAGAGCGCCAAATGACAGACGAGGAAATAGCCGCCATCCCAGTGCCAAGCCTTGAAGCCTTGCAAGCCGAGAAGTGGCAACAGATCAAAGCCGAGCGCGACCGCCGCAAAGCCGGTGGCGTCAAGGTTGGCGAAAACTGGTTCCACTCTGACGACGCGAGCCGCATACAGCATATTGGATTGGTCTTGTTCGGCGCGAATGTGCCGCCAGTCGAATGGAAAACGCTGGACGGCGCAAAGGTTCCAATGACGCCAGCACTTGCGCAATCCATCTTCCAAGCTGTCGCCGCAGCCGACCAAGCCATTTTTGCAAAAGCCGAGCAGCACAAATCCGCCATGCTGGCCTCACCAGACCCTGCGAATTACGACGTGTCCACGGGCTGGCCGCTCATTTACGGTGAGGACTAGGCATGAACTTCAAACACGGGTGCATCCAGCTATTCATTGCATTGGATCAACTGCTCAACGTCGTCAGCAATCCGTTCAGTAATCAGACATGGGCGGACGAAACGATCTCGTCTCGTTGCGGGAGGCTAGGACATCGCCACCCGTACAAGCTCTACAAAGTCGTGATTGATGCGCTCTTCTACCCATTCCAAGGGCCTAATCACTGCGTCAATGCGTACGAAAAAGAAAAACGACGATACAACTTCCCGCCTGAAATGAGATGAAAAAATCCCCCAGCCTATTACAGGTTTGTTCACGCTTCAACAATAAGAAAGTCCTGAGCATGAAAGACGAAATCACTGTCGCAGCAGCTAAAGCCGCGCCTCCCGTTGCCGTGACAAGTTCTCACGTCATGTTCAATTTGACGCTCAATGATTGGGTAGCGCTGGCCACGCTGATCTACATTGGCTTGCAAGCGTTCTTCCTGATTCGCAAGGAGTTGCGCCGGAGGGATGATGAATAGGGCGCGCATGGCAGTCGCGGCGCTGTCGCTCTCGCTGGCTGGGTTCGCTGGCATTGTCGTGCATGAGGACTATGTGAGCCGCGCGATGATCCCCACCAAGAACGACCGCCCCACTGTCGGCTTTGGCAGCACCTTCCACGAGGACGGCACCCCGGTCAAGCTGGGCGACACGACCACGCCCGCGCGCGCCATCGTCAAAGCAGCCACGCACATCGGCAAGGAAGAACAACGCTTTCGCGCCTCACTCCCGGGCGTGAAGCTCTACCAGGCCGAATACGATCTTTACATGGATTGGGTCTATCAGTACGGAACGGGCGCATGGGTCAAATCCTCCATGCGCCGCGAGCTTCTGTCAGGAAACTATCGTGCTGCCTGCGATGCGCTGCTCAAGTACAAATTTGCCGGCGGGCATGACTGCTCGATCCCCGACAAAAAAGTCTGCGCGGGCGTCTGGCATCGTCAAGTCGAGCGGCACGGCAAGTGCCTAGCGGCCCAATGACGGCGCATCTCAAACTCGCTGCCGCGCTGGTCATGCTATTGGGAATGATCGGCGCTTGCTGGACCGCCTACGAGGCAGGAGCAGACCACCGGGAAAACGCGCTCAAGGCGCAATCCGCCCAAGACGCTGCCGCCGCAGAACTGGCTGCGAGGGTGAAAGAGCAAGACCTGCACTATCAACTTCAAGAGGCTCAAAATGCCGCCAAGAAACGGGAACGCAAACTGTTGGCCGACGCTGCTGGCGCTCGTGGCGAGCTTGACCGGCTGCGGGACGACCTTGCCACCATCCGCCACCAATTGCCCAGCCTTGCCGAAGCCGCCGTCCGTGGCTACGCAGACACCGCCAGTGTCGTACTCAGAGAGTGCGCGAGCCGATATGCAGAGATGGCAGCAACGGCTGACGCTCTCGATAACGACCGACAAACCTTGATCGAGGCATGGCCAAGATGATCTACCTGACACTGTTCCCGCAGTTCTGGATGATGGGGTATGAGATGTGGCTTAGACAGGGTTCATTGCCATGCAAAACGGTGCGGGAAAATCTGCCGAAATGCTGCATTTCCCCGCATTTGTTGCGCGAAGGATACAGCCGGAAACCCGCATGAATACTGGTTTTCTTGAAATTGAGGCTGTGTTTACATCCAGTCGAATGGGACTCGAAATCCAGTATACGTTTATGCGTATCGAGGGTTCGAATCCCTCCCTTTCCGCCAGCAGCAAGGCTTTAAAAGAAAGCGCCCACTAACAAGTGGGCGTTTTCATTTCAGGCGGTGCGGGATTTTTTGCCTATTGAAGCGATGGCTTCGGCCAAAGTATCAGTCGCCAGATGTGAGTAACGCTTTGTGCTTTGTGCGCTGCGATGCCCGAGCACAGCGCCGACACTGTACAAGTTCACGCCGCTGTTGATCATCTCCGACGCGGCACTGTGCCGCATGTCGTGGAAGTGGAGATACCCCAGCCCAAGTTTGCGGGCGGCGTTCATGAACTGGCGCTGCACCGTGATCTTTTTAATCGCGATCGGGAAACGTTGCAGACATGCACGTATCTTCGGGTGCACGGGCACCATGCGCCGGTCGCCGTTCTTCGTGTCGGTCAGCAGGAACACCTTCCCATCAACGACTTGCGCGCGCAGGATCTCGCCCAGCCGCATGCCGCTGTAGAACGCCACGCGCAGAACGGCCCGCGCCTGGGCGTTTGACATGGCGCACGCGATCATCAGCATTTCCCGCCGCGTCGCGTAGTAATGCCGTTCGTTCTTCACTCTCGGCATTTCCATACGCTCGGCGGGATCGTGCTCGCAAAGCTGGTGCCGCCGGTAGGCGTACCGGCATGCTGCCCGCAGGTAGGCGAGCCGGTTGCGAATGGTGGCCGGGGATAGTCGCCCCACCTCCTTCTTCGCATACGCTGCCGCTACCTCCGGCAATTCCTCAATCGCCCGGCCGACATATTCAGCAGAGAAACGGTCGAGTTCGTGAGCCGCGCCAACACCATTCTTCAGCGTCGGGCACTTTTCCTTGATGTAGATACCTACCGCTTGATCGATGGTAGCTGTACGACGTTGGACGCCGCTTGCTTCGGCAAAGAGCCGGGCGCTTTCGTTTTTGTCGTACGTGTCCGCCTGGGCCTTATTCCAGCCTGCTGGAAGTAGCTTTGAAGCCCGAATCCTTTGGCCGCCAATTGTGGCTTCGAACTCGAAACGGTAGCGCTTTTTATCCCTGATGTATCGGATCGACATTTTTTGATGTACTCCTGAATGTCATTTACTGCAAACCTGGTCTTACGCGGGCCGAGTTGAACCGTGGGGATAGGACCGCGAGGCTGCGCCAGGTTATACATCTCGCGCTTGCTGATATTCAGCAGCTCAGCCGCTTGCTCAACTTTGAGCAGAATTGGTGCTAGAACGGCACTCATTTTCTATGCCTCGCGGTCAATTCCTCGGCCTGCACCGCGCCGCGCGCGTCGTCGATGCGCTCGATCAGCGCCTCGATGGCTTCCTTGGATTCATAGTCTGTAGTGAACTGCGCATCGAGCTTGAGCAGCGGCAGGCATTCGCCCAGCAGGTTGAACAGAACCTTGCGGGTGCCCCGCGCGTGCGCCAAGGCTGCGCCGTGCTCGCGGAGGTCCTGCTCAAGAACCCTGATCACAGCTTCGCGGCGGGCAATGATGTCAATCGCCTCGTTCAATGCGGTGGTGGTGTCGGTAGTCTGGTTCATTTCTTTCCCCCTTCATAGGGCACACCCATCTCGGCATGGATCAGCGACGCGGCGAGATTCTGGCCGCAGGGCAGCCGGACGTCGGCGAGGTAATAGCCGAACTTGCTAACCTTGCTGGTCGTGAGGGTGACGGTTTTATTCAGGCATTGCGCGGCAGTGAACGCGGCGGCTTCCTTAAATCTCGGTTCATTGCGCTCCGGCGTGTTGACGTGTGCCAGCCGCAGCCGCTGCGTGGTGTGAATCTTGAAACCGAGATCAACGACGGCATCGATGGTGTCGCCGTCAACGACGTTGATGATGGTGGCTTTGTAGGTGTATGTCATTTCTCCCCCTTCTTGCTTAATCGCTCACTGACTATCTCGGCACACTGCTCAACGAACCGACTGGCGTTTTCCCACGCCTCATCTGGCGTTTTGAATTTAAACCCGGCATCGGTAGCAACTCCACCGCCGTACACTGTTCCCATCCAATAAGTTTGCAATTTCCCGTTTTCAACAACCTGAAATCTTTCCGTGTTGATGTCGCTTTGCAGTGCCATTGCGTAAGCGGCGATGCGATTAGTCATATTGCCCCTCACATTCGCAAGGGCTGCATTCGCACATCGTGCACCATCCCTGCTTCACCAGAACCTGCTTTAAGTGGAAATGACACTCTGGCGAGTTGTTATCCAGCGCCATAAATGCGGCCTGCACAAGCTCTTCGTACTGTCGAAAATGCCCTTGCCACGCTTTATTTGAACTCGATTCTCTGGCTTTCAGTAGGTCAATTTCATTCTGTTTTTCTTGCAGAATGCGTTCAAAAATTTCGCTCATTTCTCTCCCCTTGCGCGGATAGCTTCGGCGACAGCGCTTGCTCGCCCAGTAAACAAGTTGCTTGGGTCAGGCGTTTCACACAACTCCGCACACGCTTTTTCCGCAACAAGGGCGGCGAAGCGTTCAAGACGATCAATTCCGGCTATGTATCCAGCTTGCGGCTGATAAAACATTCCAGCCTCCCGCGCCATGCGGATGATGTCTTCTTGGTTCATGTGTTCCTCGCCTTCCCAATCGCAGCAGCTGCTCTGACAATGGCGCGGCGAGTGGCGGCGTAGGGGTCGTTTGCACCATCTTCAGAGCACTGAACGCCCTTTGTAAAAACTCCTTTGACATTGCTATACAACATCAGATCAAACCTTAACTTCACCGCCAGCCGCAGCGCATCTCCGTCGTTGGTTAGTGGGTTCCAGCTCAGTCCGTTAGAACGATAAAGCCCGCCTTCTGGTGCGTGTTCAAAGTACAGCTCTCCATCCGCCTTCACAGCTAACTCCAGTAACTCTCGGTCTGTCATGTGTTCTGCTCCTTCAGCTCGGTTTCGATAGCGCGGGCAAATGTGTGGACATAGGAGCCAACAACGGCGCAGGGCGTGCTTGCGATCTCCGCAATCTCCTCATCCGTCAGGCTGACCCATTCGCTGCGTGGTGTAATAAGCAACGCAGCCCTCAATGCTGTCATCGCCTCCGCTTGATCAGCAGCACGGCCAGACTCAAACGCGTGCAGTGCCAGCTTCATTGCTTCTAGGTCCGTGCTCATTTCTCTCTCCTCATCCTAGAGTTTTCAACTGTGTCGTCGCCGTCGCCGTTGTCGTAGCCGTCGCCGTAGCTGTAGCCGTAGCCGTAGCCTTTGCCGTCGCCGTCGTGGTTGCCGTAGCCATAGCAATAGTCAGTGACGTGGCAGTTGCCAGCGCCGTAGCCGTAGCCGTTGTCGTAGTCGTCGCCGTAGCCGTAGCCGTCGCCGTTGCCGTAGCCGTAGCCGTTTTTGCCGTAGCCGTTGCCGCAGCCGTAGCCGTTGCCGTTGCCTTCGCCAACAGGCATAAACATCACATCCCCCATTGGTCGTGGACCGGCACACAGAAAATTTCAGCACCGGATGGCATATCAACATCGGCAATCGGGCGCACGTCGGCGTTTTCCGTTTCGACCATTTGTGCAAAACCGATGTTTTCCCATCTGAATACGTGAACAGCGTGAGAGAGCCTGATGCGGCCATCTTCTCGGGTAACGTCCCCTGCAAATATCCAACCTCTATCCACAACCACAACAGCGCGGGTGCCGGTTGGGCGTGGCGTAACAGCCTCAGATGCTGGGATGTAATCAATGCCGTTGATAGTCACTTTGCTCATGCGTTTTTCTCCTTCTTTGTTGAACGTTTGTCTTCCCCCATCAACGAATCTCCAGCCGATCCGACTTCACAATCTTTGCGCCAGGAACATCAATGCCTGCCTTGATCGCCTCGGCAATCGCCTTCTTGTTCGGCACCGGTACCGGCGGCTTCGGCTCAGGAGTGCGCATGAACTCGGCCGGTATCTGCTTCTCGTCGAAGATCGACACAGACGCATCGCGCGCAATGTGCAACTTAGCTTCGAATGATCCGTCGTTCGCACAGATGCTGGTGATGCCGGTGCGCTTCATGTTGAACGCGAGGTAGTGCCGCAAGCGGTCGGCGCGCATCTCCATGGCCTCGGCGCGCTCGATGAGCTTCTTGGCAGCGGCGCGCACGGCTTGAGCAGTCGCGTCGGTGTTGAGAATGAAGGCGGTCACTGCCTCGGCCTTGCCCTCGAACGTGGCAAGGGCCGCGCCAAGCTCCGGGGAGATTTCGCCGGACTCCAAGTCGATGCCCGACTCCAGCAGCGGGGCGAGGTCGTCCGCGACTTTGTAGAGGGAAAGTGTCGTCATGGCTTGCCTCAAAATGGAATTGCGTCGTCCAATTCGCTAAACCCCTGCGCTAGCTCGGCCATGCTTTCGTGCTTGCCGCGCTGCGGCTTGCCATCGCTTACGCCGCTGTCCCGCTTGCCGCCTTGCAGCGCAATGTCAGACACGCGCACATCTTGCGCCTTGCGCTTCTGGCCTTCCTTGTCGGTGTATTCACGCTCTGTCACGCTGCCAATCACGGTCACGGTCTGGCCCTTGGTGAGGTAAGGCGCGAGCGCTT